TATAATAAGTTATGTAAAAAAAAAAAGTTGGTAATACAAGCATTAAAAAAATAATCATTTTATAATATTATTATAAAATTTTTAAATATAAAATAATATATTTTTTTTTTTTAAAAAAAAAATATAATCAAATTAAAAATAGAAACTGTCGCATATGCTATGAATATAACCAACAAACTGATAAATTAACTAACCCATGCAAGTGTAAAGGTTCTATAAAATATATACATCATAAATGTTTATTAAAATGGATTAAAATAAGTAATAAAGATTATTGTCCTCAATGTCATTATAAATATAAAATAAAAAAAAATATACCTTATCCTTTATTAAAAAATAATATATTAAAAATATCTTCTTTAATTCTTTTATTTTTAATTATTTTATCTGGTTTATTTTTTAAAAAAATATTTAAATTAAAATTAAAATTTATTAGTTTTAAATTTTTTAAAATATCTGTACAAATTTTTTCTATATTTTTTTTAATAATTTTAACATTTATTAGAAAATTATCAATTTTTTATAATTTTTCAAATTTAGATTTTATATTACAACAACAATCTTCTGATAATTTATTATTTTTAAGTTTTCAATTTATAAACTTTTTAATTACAAATTTATCAAATAAATTAAATAAAGAAAATGTTATTATTTTTAATTATAAGAATAGAATAATAAATAAATAAAATCTTATTATTTTTAATTAAGGAATTTCATAAGAAAGGAGCACATTTATATTTTTTTTTAAAAAAATTTGTTTTTTTAATTCTAAGCTAATTTTTCCACTTGTTGTAAATTTTTTATTTAAAATTATTGGGAATGTTTTATTAATGCCATTTATCCAAAAACTGTTTGATTTAAGTTCTTCAAAATACCACATTAATAATGATCTTGTTTTACCAGGTTTAATAATATTTAACATATCTATAAGATGATCATAAGATAAACGATATAAAGGATATGCATTAATACTTACCCCATCATAACCTACTACTTGATATCGGAAAGGTTTTGGTATTTTTTCACCAAAAACATATGCTGTTTTAAAATCTTTTTTTTCAACAGAAACTAATTTAATAGATTCTTTATAATGATTATTTTTTGACATATCCTGAGATTGTTTGAAAATTTTCATATTTTGCTCTTTAAGAAATATAGAAATATTTTTTATTTTTAAATTTAAATAAAATACATATGCATTACTTCTTCTACTTGAACTTATAATTGCCTCATATGTTCCTCGCGGAATTAATTTTCCTAAAAAATCGACATTTTCGATGGCAACTTCTTCTAATAAAGCTCTTTTTGCTTCTTTTATTAAAATTTCTATAGCAGTTTTCTCATCTTTTGTGTTTTTTAATTTAAATCTTTCTCTTTTATCAATAGTTTCTGAAATAACTTCTAATGTACCAGGAACAGCTATCCATTTTTTTTGATTACCTCTACCAAACCGAGTACAAACCAAATAGATATTTTCTTCATCTTGTATTACAATAACAACTGCGTTAATTTTTTTAATTTCTTCTAATAATTCATTTTTATTTTGTGATTTATATTTGTGCATATTCAATGTAAATAAATATCTATTTATTAACTTATAACCTTCATAATTATTTATATCAATTTGTAATCCTGTTCTTGGATGTATTATTTTTGAATAATTATTTTTCATTAAAGAAATTTAATTTAATAAAATGATTTTTTTCTTTAAATATTTCCTAATTTTTTAAAACTTATTTTAATTTAAAAAAAGAAATTTATTTTAATTTTTCACTTAACCAATCTAATCCTTCGAAAATTCCATTACCTGAAATTGCTGAACACGGTTGTAAAAAATATTCATGACCTGAAATTGAATTTAATTCTAAAAATCTTGAAATTTCATAAGGTGTTTTAGAAGTACCTAAATCTTGTTTATTTACATATACTAAAACAGGTATTTTTTTTAATTCATCTTCATTTAATAATTTATATAATTCTTCTTTTGCTGTTTTAAATCTATCTGGATCATTACTATCTATCATAAAAATTAAACCATCTGTTCCATGATAATAATGTTTCCATAATTTTCTTATCTTATCTTGTCCTCCTATATCCCACAAAATAAAATTTAAATTTTTATAATTACATTCTTCAACATTAAAACCGATTGTCGGAATACTTTCAATTTTTTCGCCTAATTTTAATTTGTAAATTAATGTAGTTTTACCAGCACCATCTAGTCCGAGTACTAATATACGAATTTCTTTATTAATTCTTAAAAATAATTTTAACCATCCCATGTTTGTTTAAAATTTTAAACTTAATTAAATAAAAAAATATTATTTTTAAATATAAAATTCAATATTTAATCTTACAGGTATCTTATTATTTATCAAAATATTAATTTTGTCAATCATATTTTTTTAACAAGGTGCTTCTTCAACATCTTCATCAATACCTACATTGCAATCTGGGTCACAATCAAAATTAAATATCATTTCATCTAAACCTCTTGAAGGTTTAATTAATGTTGTCATAAAACCGTTCTTTTTTATTTTACAATGAATAATACAACTTCCTTTGTAATTTATTGCTTCTGATAAAGTTTTATATAAATTAATTTGATTATCAATATAAAAAGATTTTAAACCCATAGCTCTTCCAATTAGACAATAGTCAGGATTTTCATGAGTGGTTGAAATAATTCTACCATTCATAAACAATTTTTGCCAACATCGCACCATTTCTTGACTATTATCATCAAAAATAATTACTTTTATATTTTTTAATTTATAATCCGTTATCGTTTGCCATCCGTTCAACGTCATATTTGCACAACCGTCGCCTTCGATTGATAAGCATAATTTGTCTGGATTTGATAAAGCAACACCAATTGTAGCATTAACACCAAAATTCATATCACCGCTCGAACCAGAGGTAATATGCATTTTTTCACCTTTATTTTTTGTTCCCCATGTCCAAAATTGTGCTGTAGCAAATTGATGGTTACCGACTCCAGTCGAGATAAATAAATTTTTATTAATTTTATTTGTAATATCGTTTAAAGTTGTTATTATTTGTTGTCCTGATAATTCAAATTGATTAGTTGATTTTTTATAAGAAAATGGATATTGATTTTTAAGTTTTAATATATATTTTTTCCAATCATTATAATCTGGTATTTCTTTTCTTAATAATCTATTTGTAATTGTTTTTAAATGATCCTTACAATCTCCCATTAAATTAATATCAGGGTTAAATAATTTTTTTTTTCTTTTTTGTTCTTTAAAATCTATTTCAAAATTAATAATATTACAATTATCTTTACTTGGATTAAATTTATCTATATTGCAAGAAACTCTATCATCTAAACGAGCTCCAATATTTATTAATAAATCACAATTTTGTACAGCATTATTTGCTGCATAACTACCATGCATACCTAATAATTTTAATGATAAATCATCTCTTTCATCAACCATATTTAAAGCATGTAATGTTGTGGTTACTGGAATTTTTGTAATTTTTAATAACTTATCTACTTCTTTATTAGCATCAAAAGCTCCGTTTCCAAGTAAAATTACAGGTTTTTTTGCATTCATTATTAGGTCAATAATTTTATAATATTTTTTAAAATTATTTTCAATAATAATTTGTTTTTTATTTACTGGAAAATATATTTTATTGTTTTTAATATATTTTTTAATAATTATATCTTTTGTAATTTTTGCTGTTAAAATATCTTTAGGAATATCTAAATGTACTGGTCCAGGTCGTTCTGATAACATAGTCTTAAAAGTAATATACATCATTTTATCTAAAATATCTACATCATGTGGTTGAAAATTAAATTTTGTAATTTTTTTTGTTAAAGCAATTGAATCTATTTCTTGAAATGCATCTGTTCCTAAATTTGCTGTTGCTACATTCGCTGTAATTGCTAGTACTAAATTACCATCTGTTGAAGCATTATAAATCGAAGATACAAGATGCGATGAGCCAGGTCCAGATGTTCCTAAACAAACTGCTATATTATCAGTTGATTTAGCTATACCATTTGCTATAAATCCTGCACTATTTTCAGTGCGAGCCATAATATAATTAAAATATTTATTATCAAAAAATTCATCAGTTAATTTCATAATCGCCCCTCCAGTAAATGCAGCAACATTTTTATTAACTCCCTGTAATTCTAAATATTCCATGATTAGTTTTGAACCACTTGTTCCCTTTTTAATTATTTTTGTTGAAAAATTTCTTTTAAAAATAGATAACATTTTTTTAATAATATAAATTTAATTTTAAATTAAATTATCAAATTTTTATTTTTTAATATAAAAAAAAATTTCTATAAAAATTGTTGAAAAGTAAATCCAACAACATTATTAAACAAAAAAAGTAATAAAATAGTGTTAAAATATTATTAAACAAAAAAAAAATATATATAATTTAAGTCTAACATATATCATCACTTATACATAATAGCTTATTAATATATAATAAAAAAAACACTTAAGCTTTTTTATAAATTTTTAATCCTGTTTTTGTTGTTTTTTGTTTATATATCTTTCCATTATATTCAAATTCACCGAGATCATTTTTTTTTGCGTCTAACATCTTTGTAAAATATGGATTTAATTTTCTTTTCGTTTTACCAGCTGATTGTTTTTTTGCAGTTTTTTGTTCTTCCATTTTGTTTTTTATATATTTAACAAATATTTTATTTTTAATTATTTTTTCTATTAAAATATTATGTTTGTTAAAATTAAATTTTTATTGTTTAAAAAAATAAAAATAATACCAATAATTAATAAAATTTTATTTTATTATTTACACAAAAAAACAAATAAAAGTATTGTTAATAGAACTTTTAAAAAATATATTTATAATAATAAAGTATTTCAATTATATTTTATTAAATGTACAAATTTTATAGTTATATACTGGTTTATGAAAAATAAAAAAATATTATGTATTATGAGAGTAAATAAATTTCATTTTAAAACAATGTCAATTAAATACCTTAATTATAAATAATTTTTTTAAAATAACAACTTTTTAATTTTTTGGTCATTGGTTTTATTTTAATATTAATAAATTTATTCATATTATTTAAAAATAATTTTATAAATATGACTATGAATTATTTTCCTAAAATTAATTATTTTTCAAATGCTTTGTTCTTTTTAATTATTTTTTTTGTTAAAAATATTAATTTTATACCATTAATTGAAGTTTCTTTAAAATTATTTTATATTAATGATATAACATTTTATGATTTTCCAAAATTTATATTATTTTATAATTTACCAATAGGATTTTTATTTTTTATAATTTGTTATAGTTTAGATTATTATTTTTATAAAATTAAAAAAAAAAATTACAAAGATTGGAAAATACAACATAAATTTGAAGAAGAAAATAAAAAATATATTGCTATAAAAATGTCTTATTTAAATATTTTTCTTTTATCAATTTATTTTAGTTTTTTAACAATATTAAATAATAAAATACCTATATTTAAGATTTATACAAATTTTCACAATTGTAGTAGTATTTATTGGTATTTTAGTATTATATCTTATTTTATTTATTTAGATTTTGCTGCTTATTCTATTCATAGAATACTTCATTTTCCATATTTATATAAAAATATTCATAAATATCATCATTTATTTCAACAACCTACTCCTTTTGTTAGTTTAGCTTTACACCCAATTGAATATTTTTCATTAGTTAATGCTTCATTAATTTATTTAATATTTATTAAAACACACATAAATGTAGTCATAATTAATTTATTATTTATTTTTATATTTAATATTTTAAATCATTCTGGTATTTATTTTGATTCAGGTTTAATAATGGAGTGTTCAAGTAAATTTCATGATGACCATCATAGATATTTTCATCTTAATTATGGTCAATCTTTATCAATTTGGGATATTATTTTTAAAACTATAAGAAAAAAAAATATAAAATATTCTAAAAATAAATTCTTTTATTAAATAAACTACTAATTTAATTTTTTAATATTCTATTTTTGAATTATGCTAAAAAATAAAATGTAAAATAACCATTGTTTAAAATCGATTTACTTTTCTCCAAAGCAATTTTTTTATTATTATTTTTAATAAGTATTTTGTATAATGTTTTTACTCTGTTTAATCTTAAATAATATCCTAAAATCATTACTACAAATAAACAAATTATTATTTTTTTATACATTTCATTTGTTAAATTTAAATTAAATATTTTTGAAATAATATATATAATTGAAATATAAGATATATTATGGAAAATTATACTAAATAAAACATCACTTTTTAATAGTCTTTTATAATCTGTCAAAGGATTCGTAGTTTCAAAAAATACTTTTGTAAATATATTCATTATTTTATTTATCATTTTATATATATATATTTTTTATTTTTTATTAAAAATTTGATTTTTTTTTTTTATTTTAATTATATTTTTTAAAAAAATGCCAAGAAGAAATTACAAACAAGAAATTATTAACTTAATTAGAAAAGATAATGTTAAAGTACACACACCTTTGGAAAATATTAAAATTAACACAGATATTATTAAATTTAATTGTATAGTTCATAAATGTTCTTATGTATCACAAAATACAGTTAGATTAATTACTAAAAATGGCTTTTATTGTAAATTTTGTGCTAAAAAATATAGAAGAGAAATATTAGAAATTATTTATAATAATAATGTTCAAGTAGATACAGATTTAGATTTAATTAAAAGAATGGATGATAAAATTACTTTTATTTGTAATAATAAAGATTGTTCCAATAAATGTATTAAAGGAGTCAGAAATATTGTTAAAAATGGAGGCTTTTATTGTTCTAAATGTACTAAAATTAATGCCAGACAAAAAGAAATGAAAACACTTCAAAAAAAATATGGAGTAAATAGTTCTTCTCAAATTAATGGAAGAAATTATATTAAAGAAATTTTAATTAAAATTAAACAATTTAATGTTAATCTATTAACAAAATTAGAAGAATATAAAACTTCAGGAGATACTTATATTGAATTTAAATGTTTAAATTGTAATCAAAATCATAAAAAAAGAATTGATACTTTATTAAATAGAGATGCTGGATTTTATTGTTTAGAATGTACTAATACTAATTTATTAATTAAAACTAAAACAACTTGTTTAAAAAAATATGGAAAAGAATATATTATGCAAGTTCCTGAAATTTTTAATAAAATGGTTAAAAATAGTTTTAAATTAAAAAATTATACTTTTAAAAATGATATTTCAGTTAAAGTTCAAGGTTATGAACCCTTTGCTTTAGAAATATTAGAAGATATGGATTTTACATCTAAAGATATTATTACAGGTGCTACAAATGTTCCTAATTTTGAATATAAAAATAATGTAGATGATAGGAAAAGTACATATTTTCCAGATATTTATATTAAGAAAATAAATAAATTAATAGAAGTTAAAAGTGATTGGACTTTTAAACAAGATATAGAGAAAAATTTATTAAAAAGAAAAATATGTTTAGAAAAAGATTATAAATTTGAATTTTGGATTTTTAAAAAGAAAATTGAAAATTTAATTATTCTTATTACTGATGATGATATAGAAAATTATATAATTGATAATGAAATATTATTAACTTATTAATAATATTTTTATTATAAAATAAAAAAAGTTATGGTAATAAAATATTTAATTAGAATAAGCAAGACCACCCATACCACTCATAATTCTAAGAACATTGTAATTTACAGCATAGATATTTGTGCTGCTGGAATTCAAATGCCCACCCCCGATTTGTAAAGTAGCATTATCTATACGACTCATATTGCAAGTACCCGATGGTTGGTGTTCTTCTGGTGTTAAACCAAAAGAGTAGCAATTAACACCTACAGAAGGCATTCCAGTGTGATGTTGGTAAGGTTGTACCCAATTGAAGTAAGAACCTTTTCTTTCAGCAAAGCGATCATGTCCATTTAATTGTAATTTAGCAGAAGCGGTAGCATTTGCTCCAGCACCTCCAGCAGTATCAGTAAAGTTAAACCATTCATTACCATTAGTATTAGCAGATGCAATGGATGTAGCAATTCTGTTAACCCATACAAGTTCTTTTACAGGATGATTGAAATTTAATTTGTATTTAGAACCACCACTTTCAGCACCAGTGAATTGAAGTTGTTCAATTAAGTATTCGTGAGAAACTTGAGCGAAACGTCTTCTTTCATCAGTATCTAAGTAGATGTAATCTACCCATAAAGCTGCAGAGTCAATGGAACCAGCACAGTTTTGAATACTATCCCCAACTAAAAGTTCAGAAACAGGTCTGAATGTTAAGTTAATTTTGACTTCATGGTATTGAAGAGCAATTAATGGTAAAGCACAACCTGGGTTTCTGCAGAACCAAAATTGAAGAGGAACATATACAGTTGTTGAAGGTACAGAGTTACCAGAAGCAGCAACAGTAGAACCACCAACTAATTTGTCAAGTACTTGTGCTTTTTGGTAACTGTGGCTTAATTCACTCCAGATTTCCATCCATTCACCGTAGTGTTTGTCGATTCTTTGACCTCCGATTTCAACTTCAACTTCTTTGACAAGAGCATGTCCTAATCTTTTGACACTACCAGTGGTTGCTGTTGCAGTTAAAGCACTAAGAGTTGCTTGTAGGTATACTTTGTGTACTAAATCACCATTTCTGGAAATTGTGCATGTAACTTTTTTTCCGAAATCAGCAGATCCATTGAAAGTTTGTTCAATAGATTCCATAGAGAAATTAGTGTGTCTGCGGTATACAACTTTGAAAAAGGTAATTTGAGGATTACCTGTTAAATAAATATCTTGTGCGCCATAGGCGACTAATTGCATTAAACCTCCTCCCATATTATTTTATAATATTACGCAAGAAAATAATTTTGGAAAAAAAGAAATTAAAAAACTTAAATAAAATAAAAAAATATATATTATAATATATATAAAATGAATAAATCTATTATTTACATAATTGTAGCAACTTTATTTATATTATACAGTTTAGATAAATCTAAAACTGAAAAATATATGGGTTCTTATGCACATCGTACTGATTTATATGAAAAAAATGGTAAAAATGAAAATCTGGGTGTAAATAAAAAATTAGGTTATTTAAATCCGCCAACAGGTGTAATTAGAAGTAATACAGAAAATGAAAGAAAAGCTTATCCATATACATTTTGTGGTAAAAATTGTGCGTCATTATAAAAAAAATTTTTTTTTAAACAATTTAGATTTAATTTTAAAAATTAAAAATAACTTATTTTTATATAAAAACATTTTTTTTGTCATTATTTTAGCATTATTTTTTTTAATTATTAATTTAAAATTTTTAAAAGTTTTTTTTAAATTATGAATACCTACTATATAACCATTATCCGTAACACCTATTATATAAACAGCAATACCATCTCCTTCAATTAACCGAAATCTCATTTGAGAAATATATTTTTCAATTCTCAATTTAGTTAAATCTATTAATTTTAACTTATATTCAATATTTCCATAATATTTTTCTTTTTCAAATTTAATCATTTAATTATATTAAATAAAAAGTTGTTTAATATATTAACAAAAAAAAACTTGTTGATATTAAAAAAAAGAAAAATATAATTTAAAGTTTATTAGTAAAAAAAATATATATGTCTAAAAAAAGAATTTTAAAAGAATTGCAATTGATAAATTCAGATAAGTTGTTTTCATTTACAGCTGCTCCAAAAGATAAAAATATTTATGAATGGTTAGCAACCATTGTTGGTCCTGCTGATACACCTTATTCAAATGGAGTGTTTCAATTAAAAATAGATTTTTCAGAAAAATATCCATTTAAGCCACCAAAAATAAGATTTATTACAAAAATATATCATCCAAATATAGATTCAACTGGTGCAATTTGCTTAGATATTTTAAAAAATAAATGGAACCCAGCTTTAACAATATCAAAAGTATTACTTTCTATTTCTTCACTTTTATCAGATCCAAATCCTGATGATAGTTTAGTTCCTTATATAGGAAAACAATTTAGAAAAAATAAATCAGTTTATATAAATGAAGCTAAAACTTGGACTATAGCGTATGCAAATTAAATATTTAAAAAAAATAACTATTGCCGTGAAGACTTACCATAATCTTACCTTTTAAAAAAATAAATATTAGATATTTATTATAAAATTTTATTTTTAATTTAAAAATTTGTTTAAAAATATAATAATGATGTATAAAAATTTATTAAAATATAAAATTTTAAATAATATTCTAAAAAAAGAAATTAAAGAGAATACAAAATCTATTATAAAAGGAGGTAATTCTAATATTTATATTCATAAAAATTTAAAAACATTAATAAAAGAACAAAAATATGATATAAATGCTCAATTTGAATTATTATTTTACCAAAAATATCAAAGAAATTTTCTACCTAAGTTTTATGGATATACTATAGAAGAAAATAATTTATTCATAAAATTAGAATATTTTAAAGAAGGTGATTTATTAAATTATCTACTTGGTGTTCCTAGAATTTGTAATATTAAAGTTAAAAAAAAATTATTTCAAAAAAAAATTATAATGACAAAGAGTTTAATTGAAATCTATAAATTTTTAAACATAAATAAAATTATACATTCTGATATAAAACCAGATAATATTGTTGTTAAAAATTCTAAATTATATCTTATAGATTTTGCTTCAATACATTTTATAAAAAATAATAATTTTTTAAATTTAACAAGAGATATAGGAACTGAAAAATATATTCCTGAAGAAATATTTAAATATGATTTAATAACTTCTAAAACAGATATTTGGTCATTTGGAATTTTATTATATATATTAGAAACAAGTGAGCATCCTTATGTATTTAATATTTATGATAATGACACAGATAAATTATATGAAGAAATAGAATTTAATATAGAATATAAAATCAAAAATGATAAATTAAAACATTTATTAAGAAATATGTTAATAAAAGAACACACTAGATTTAATTTAGAACAAGTATTAAATCATGATTATTTTAATTTTTAATGTGAGTTTATATTAAATATTATAATGTCAAAAGTAGAGAAATTAAAAAAAAAATTAGAAAAAAAAAACAAAATTAAATATTGTAAATTAATTTTATTTAGTAAAATATTACCTATCTTAAGAAAAGATATAATGAAAAATTTAACAGATTTTAATTATACAAAAAAAAATTTAATTTATTTTTTATTAGGAATAATGGATAAATGTAATTTTAGAATTGGTTATGATGTATATAAAACAAAAGGATTAACAGGAATAACAGTAAATGATATAGTAATAAAAAAAAAAGAAATTACTATTAAATTTATTGGAAAAAAAAAAGTATTAAATATATGTTCGATAAAAGATTTTTACATTGCAAAGTTGCTTACTAACTTATCAAGTTATAATAAAAAAAATATTAAAAAATTTAATAAAAATCAAGAACCATTAATATTTGCATTTAAAAACAAAGATAAATTTATTAAAATTAGCGCATTTGTAGTGAATAATGTATTATCTAAATATGGCAACATAACAGTTAAAATATTTAGAACATGGGGAGCAAATACAGAATTTATAAAATATATGCAAAATACAAATATTCCTAAAACCGAAAAAGAAATAAAATTAAATATAAAAAATGCAGTTGAAAAAGTTTCACAAAAATTAAATAATACACCAGGTATTTGCAAAAGAGCATATATTTAAGACAAATTAATGTCTTTATATAAAGATAATAACATACTTTTTTATAAATATCTTAAAAAAAAAAAAAAAAAAAATAATTTTTTTTATTAATAAAAATTTTTTTTTTTTTTTTTTTTTTTGAATATCCTTACGACATTATTACAACATTATGAGTAGGTTCACTCAAAGATGCGCGAGCACCAGTGTTCGCCAACGAACACATTTTTCGTAAA